GCCATACGCTTTGCATTAGATACCCATCTCTTGTGCTGCCATGAGTTGCTCTTGGTTAACCATCTCGGCTTCCTGAACGGTCTGCTGCGTCTCAAGCTGTTCGATAACGCTGATGTTCTCACCATACAGGTTGGGTTCACCAAGTTCCTCAGCCATGATCTTAGCCATTTCTTTACCCGACAGGTGCGGTGCAATGGTAGGATCGGCAAGCTTGAGTTGGTAAAGCTGCGTAAGGTTCTGGACACGACGAGCACGTTCAGCAAAGTGACGAGCACCGACAGGAACCAGTTTACCCTTGGCAGTGATATCATCCTTGGTAATGCTACGGAACAGAACGGCACCAGTTGCGTCGTCAAGAACACGAATAGTATCCGACATGTTCATGTTACGACGAGCAACCTCAAGCATAGCGTTCAGGATAGGCTCAAGGAAGGTACGCTCAAAGTGGGCAGTCTTGTGCTCGAAGATACGCGAGGCAGAGTTCTGAAGGCTCTGAACCTCAAACGCAGTCTTTTCACCCGGAGTACGGATACCCATGGCCTGACGGGGAGCACCAGCCATCTCCTCCATCTTGTTCTCAAGGAGTTGGATTTGGAGGTCAGCTTGGAGGGCCGTAGCGTCAGGTTGCAAGTAACCTACGTCACCTTCTTCCCCGAGATAAATACGAGCACCCGGTTGGAAGTCAAAGTCCTCTACGTCACCACGAATCTTCATAACAGGGTAAGCGATCTGGTCGAATACGTCTGCCTTAAGGTTCTCAAGGTGGTCGATACGATACTGCATCCCTACGAGGTTATCCAGCGGACCCATAGCGTAGAGGTTATCAGGACGAGGACGCCAGCCTGCCATAAAGATAGGAGCGTGACCAAGCCACGACGGATTCTCTTCATTGTCCAGAACGTAGGCACGGTCAACGACAGAAATGATACGGTCAGAGTGGAGCTTGTTCTCGTTGTAGTCGTAGATGTCACCGTAGAACGTGAGAACCTCTACGTAGTCCGACTCGTAGTACTGCTGGATCGACGTAAAGCCATCAGCAATGAAACCATCAGCTTTGTTGTAGGCAGAGTCACCCGAGCGAATAGCTGCACGGCTGTAGATCATCTTGTCGATAATAGCCTGCCAGTGAGCCTTAGACGGGTCTTTGTCGATCATCCGTTTGATTTCCCCGAGGGTGAGGATGCTCTTGATGATCTTAGGAGTCTTGTAGAAGTCCGAAGCGGTAGGGTTGAATACGATATCGTAGGGCGACACACGGACCAGACGAGGGCCAATGTAGTTCGTAGTAACTTCACCAGTCTCTTTGGCGTTGTACTCTTGGTTCCACTCGACAGTAGCAAAGCAGTTGCCGTATTGAATCCAGTCGTAGAGAAGATTAGAAGCAGTGTTCACAAAGTCAGACTGACGAATCTTGTTGTCCATATAGGACTGGATTACATCGCGCTTCTGACGGGTGTTAGCATCCTTCGAATCACCTTCCCAGCGCATCCACTTCTGCTGAGGGAACAGCGTAGCAAAGTAGTTCGCATGGAGGTTATCCATGATCTGAGTAAGCTTAGGCGTGGTCGTAGAGTTCGACCAAGGGAGAACAGCATTAGCGGTAGTGCGAGTGTCCGTAGCGTAGAGATAGTTACGGAGTTCTTTCTTTTCCTCTACCCACTTCTCACGCAGATTGCTCCACTCAACCCAACGATTAGCAATCTCAACGGCGAGAGTGTCAGGGTTAAGCAGGTGCTCAAGTTCAATGGTAGTTCCGGCCATTATGCACTGCCTCTAAAGCGGTTGTTGGCCCAGACGATATTGCTGCTTGAGCTACGCTGGACGTTCTTCATAGGTTTCACAGCCATATCGACAGCAGAGGCTAGGGCGTCTTTAACGTCGTCATGACTAGGGTTACGGCTGGACAGTTCTTCCTCAAGGGTCTGAATGTGCCCACCACGATAGTGCCAGATAGAAAGGTTGTCGTATCTAGGCTCTAGGATAGCTGCAATACGTTCTTCCTTGCTGCCCTTGTTCGGTCGGTATTCTTCGATAGAGATCGACAGACCATGCTGCTTGATAAGTTCTTTGAGTTGCTTCACGATAGCCATCTGGGCCACGGTGACTTCTGCGCGCATCTTACGGAAGGCCCAGCGATTGCTTAGCTGCAAGATGTGCTCAAAGTACTCAGAGATACGGTCGGTACGGAAACGGTCGATATCCAAGACGTAGATGTTATTCTCGCTGTCTACCCCAACGACAACCATTGCAGTGTAGTCAGCTTTCTTGCTCAGGCTGAACGCAAAGTCAACGGCACAGAATACGTTCAGGCGGTGCGTCTTGTAGTACCAGTTACCGTTACTAAGTTGGAGATGCTTTCTGTCGTAGTACTGGAACTTGTCCGAGCTTACAGGTACGTTGTCAGGGTCCGTAGGATCGTTGTAATACTGTGCTCTGAACTGACCACGGTCGAGATACTGCCCACGCTTCTTGGCTAGAATCTGCTGGTCAAACCCAAACCACTTACCATCCTTACGCTGCTGACGAGGCCACAGGAACTCACCAGTACCATCGCCCCTATTCTCTACTGCCCGCTCAAAGATTTCGTAGATGTTCTCTTCACCAGACTTATTACCATCTTTGTCGTACTGATCCTCAACCATCTGCATTAGGTCGTTGTAGAGATCAATGGGATGATAACGTGTCCCTACGACCCACTCACGAGCTTCTGCACCTTCGATGGACGACAGAAGAGAGTACTGGCTCTTTACTTTCTCACGCCCTTCATTGGTATAAGCGTTCTCATACACCACAACGTCGTCCAATACTGCGATGTCACAATGCATACCAGTAAGAGAGGTTGTAAGGCCTCCAGTGAAGATGCTAGGGTCACGAACATTCTCCTTCTTACGTAGGGGATGGTCTAGAGCAATTTCACTTGTCGTCCAGCGAGAGCGTTTGCCTTCCTCAGGATTGACGTGATCTGGCCAGTAACGACGATAAATCTCAGAGGTGAGAATACCCTTCATAAAGCCTAACTGCTTTTCTGCAAGGTTAGCAGTAGCAGAGATGTAAAGTACACGTAGCGTAGGGTTCTTCGTGAGTTCCCAGACTACTCGGTAAGCAACCATACGAGACTTCTGGTGGTCACGAGGGAAAAGCACAAGCTGGTGAGTCTTGGCATCCTGTCGTGTCCACCACTGCAACAAGTCTGAGTGACACTGACCCAAGACCTGCTCAGGTGCTACCAGACGAATAAAGACCTCAAGGTCATTCTCTGCCGCCTGCCTGATTTGGTCGTTGATCTGTTGTTGGCTCATGTTGCTAATATATCACACTTTGGTTAGTATGTCAAGAGCTTTATTTATTCAGCAGGGTAGGGGTAACGGTCACGGATTTCCTGACGCTTCGGCCTCAGGTGCGACATCCAACGGTCCGGAGTCAGTCCACAGCCAACGGTCACGGCTGTCACGCGAGGGCAATTCGCTGTCGTCCACGATACGCCAAGGCTTGCCTTCCGGCACGTCTTTATTAGCTACAGCTTCAATCTGGTCAGCAAACTCAGGGGCCGGGATGATGACCGAGACGCCGCCGTTGTCGTTAGGGAAGAGAATGACCTGCATGGTGGGCTCCCTCTCAGCGGAAGATGGCAACAGACGTTAGACGGTCTGCGTTATTACCTGCGCCAGTTATAGTCACAATAGGGGCAGCGGAGGTAGTTTTGGTTCTAGCGTCATTCAAACCAGCCGAAACGGATGCGTTAGTCATGGAGGCGCTTGCAACTACAACGTAGTTTGTATCCGCCATTGCCGTCGTAAGATTGACTGTAAAGTCTCCAACTCCGTGATCTGTAACAGACGTGACGTTTCCAGATGCAAGTATCGGAGTTCCCGCCGTATTACCGTTAAAATAAACCCAAGCCCGGCAAGCGTAGATCGGTGCAGAGCCGGAAGCGTTGAGGGCATTAGTGATGCGGGCAGCAGCTACATCACCCGTAAGGTCAGCGCCATCGACAGCCCCGTCAAACGCAGCCGCCGTGATACCCGTAGTTCCGTCGATGACAACTGACATGGCTTGGACCTCTTAGGTTATCGTTACGGTGCCGTTGGACGTGAAGGTGGCGTTGTTCGCACCCCACGAGAGTTGACAGTAGCCCCGCGCACCGTTGCCGCCCGGATACCCGGCGTTGTGGCCAAGCCCCTGTCCGCCGATGGTGATCGTGAGCGTGGTGCCGTAGACCACCTGAATAGTTCCGGTGAGCAAGGTTCCGGCGTAGCCGCCTTCGCCCTTGTTGCC